CATAAAGTCGGGGGGACGTTGATAAGTTCGTTGTGTTGGAACTGCTCATATCGATTAAAGAAATATTTCTAGTATCTTGTGCGGTTCATTTATTTCAACTGGTAAGCGTTAACCATCATAATGACTTTAGACTGACGATTCGTAGGTTAATAAATTCAACCCAATATTATATTTCGAGATATACTAAGAACCCCTGTCAAGAAAAATAACACCCTAAAACCCCCCCAATAGCACCTAAAAACCCCCCCAAATACCCCCAACAATCTCGTGAAGGGCATTTTGCGCGGAAAACCCTATGATATAGATTCGCCATCGAATGCGACAACTATATCTTGAGGTCAAAGTGTGAATCCTGAGCCCTTGGTTATCATCGCCGGCGACACCCTCACCTGGCTGCGTCAGGCGAATCAATGCCAGTATCCCGACGCCTATGGCAACATGCAGACGCCGAAGGCCTCCGCGGGTTGGTCCCTGTCATATACCCTGGTCATGGCAGGGCAGCAGATCCAGATCAATGCGACTGCAAACGGCGACGACTTCCTTGTGAATGTGGCGGCCACGACTACCGCTGCATACGCTGTCGGAACATATTCCTGGGCAGCTTACGTCTCGAAAGGCACCGAGCGTTATCAGATCGACAGCGGCACCTTCCAGATCAAACCGAACCTGGCGGCCCAGACTTCCGGCTACGACAATCGTTCCCATGTGAAAAGAGTCCTCGATGCCCTCGAGGCTGCCATCGAAGACGCGGCAACTAGAAGCCAACTCGATCTCATCTCCTATGCAACCGGCAACAACAATCTGCACCGGAACCGCGCCCAGCTCATCATCTGGCACAACCGTTACAAGGTTATGTATCAGCAGGAACTGGCCGGCGAGAAGATACAGAAGGGCATGGATGCCGGCAACACCGTTTATGTGAGGTTCTGATGTCTCTTGTAGCTGATCTTCTAAAAAGATTTGGTTATGTGAAAATGAAACGTGATCCTTCTGTCGGTGGGGGCTATACGGGATATGCAGCCGCGCAGACGGGACGAATTTTCGACTCCTGGAATCCGACGAATCTCAGCGCAGACGCCGCCCTTCGTTATCAGCTTTACAGGATCCGTGCCCGCTCGCGCGACCTCGCCATCAACAATGCCTATATCAAGAAATTCATCGGCATGGTTACAACGAACGTCCTCGGCCATTCCGGCATTAATTTCCAATCGAAGGTGAAATTCAAAAACGGAGATTTCGACAAGAAGACGAACGCACTCATCGAGGAAAAATGGGATGACTGGGGCAAAAAGAAAAACTCCCCGGACGTGTCAGGTAAACTCTCCTGGCGCGGCATCCAGAGGCTCATCCTCCGGACCGTCGCCACGGACGGCGAGATACTGATCCGCAAGATCTGCGGTTTTGACAATCCCTATAAATTCTCGCTCCAACTCATCGACGCTGACCACCTCGACGAATTCTATAACGCCGCCCTCCCGAACGGAAACCAGATCCGCATGGGCGTGGAGATCGATCCGTGGGGAAAACCCGTCGCGTACTGGGTATGGAAGCGCCATCCCTATGACTACCTCTATGGCCAGGCCATGGTCGGCCAGCGCGAACGCATTCCGGCGGAAGAGATCATTCATCAGTTTGTGCCGCTCCGCATAAATCAGCGCCGCGGTGTTCCCTGGGCTTTTGCCGCCATGGCGAAGACCAACGTCCTCGACGGCTATGAGGAAGCTGAACTCGTTGCCGCCCGCGTTGCCGCGGCAAAGATGGGCTTTTTTGAAACCGACCCTTCCGGAGTTCCTGGTATGCCTATTGACGGCACGGACAGTGACGGAAAGCTGATCGTTCAGGCCGACCCGGGGACATTCTGGAATCTACCCCCCGGCAAGAAACTGAACATGTTCAAGCCGGAGCACCCGACGACGGCATATGAAGGGTTCGTGAAACAGGTCATCCGGGCATTGGCCAGCGGCCTCGAGGTTTCCTATAACAGCCTGTCCTCCGATCTCGAGGCCGTCAATTTCTCCTCTATCCGTTCCGGCACGCTCGAAGAACGGGATAACTGGAAGGCTGTCCAGGGCTGGTTTATTGAGGACTGCTGCGAACAGATATGGCTGCCCTGGCTGGAGATGGCCGTCATGACGCAGCAGCTTCCCTATTCCATCTATGACCTGGGACGTCTGAACGCGTGCAAGTGGCAGGGCCGCAGCTGGTCATGGGTGGATCCGTTGAAAGACCAGAAGGCGAATTCTGAAGGGATCGCGACGGGCCTTTCCACCCGGACAGATATTGCAAACGAACAGGGCAAGGATTTCTTCGAGATGATCGACACGATCGCTGAGGAAGAAAAATACATCAAAGAAAAAGGCCTCACGTTTGTCTTCCCGGGTAAAGGAACGGCTCAACCTCCCGAAGGCAAACCGAATGAACCGGTAACGCCAACGGGCGAGCAACCGACAGGCGAGCCGAAAGGCGTGGACGCGGCGGCGGCGAAGATGAAGGTCATCGACGGCGGGAAGAGAAGCCTGGATATCGCCGAGGAAAACGAAGGAGGGTAACAAATGGCGCTGAAGTTAAACCCGAAGGGGCACGCTCATGCGAAGTCGCTCATCAAGGCCGGCAAGGTAGATAAAGATTCATCCTGGTTTATGAGCGCTGATGACGAAAACAAGATACTGGGGGATCCACCTGACTGGACGGAATATGCGAAATGGTTTCTCGGCATCGATCCCGGCGCCGGCAACGATACAAAGGATCATTACAAATATCCCTTTGGCAAAGACGGTAAGGTCTATCGCTCCGCTCTGATCGCCATACGACAGCGGGCGGCCCAGCAGGGCGCGACGGTCATCTTCGACACCGCCGGCGAACTCATCAAGGAGATCGACGGAACCGAAAAGGCCCTGCAAGCCGAGGAAAAAAGGGACATCAACAACCTCGGCCCGCAGCGGCGCACGGTCGATATCGAAATCCGTGCAGTCGATGATAATCCAAATCTGAAGGAATTATCTTTCTCATCGGAATTTCCGGTCGAAAGATGGTGGGGAATCGAGATCCTCGACCACTCCCCTAAATCTGTCCAACTCGACAGGCTGAAGAAGACCGGCTCGGTTCTCATAAACCACAACATGGATCAACTTGCTGCGAGAGTGATCGATGCATCCATATCCGGGAAGAAAGGGCGCGCAACAGTTGAATTTTCACCATCCGCATTCGCTCAGGAAAAGAAGCAGGAAGTCGACGCCGGCTTCTGGCGCAGCACGTCCGTTTCTTACAACATCAACAAAATGGTCTTGGAGAGCGACGATAATGGGATTCAGACCTATCGGGTCACCGATTGGGAACCCCTCGAGATATCGCTGGTAAGCGTTCCCGCCGATCCGTCCGTTGGGGTGGGCAGAACAATAATCGACAATTCAACAAAACCTATCGTGAAGGAGGAAAGAAAGAAAATGGATGAAAACGAAATCAAGACAAAAATCGATGACGCGCGGAAACAGGGCGGAGAGGCGGAAGCTCAGAGGGTGAAGGGCATCCTTGCCATCGCCAACAGCGATGACAATAACAAGTTTATGGACATCGCTCTTCGCTATGTCGAGAACGGCCGGACCGTCGACGAGTTCAAATTCTCGCTGGACGAGTTTCGGAAGTTGAATCCTCAGCCCGTGGTCGATCCCAAGGTTACGATCGGGATGAACGACAAAGAGATCAGGGCATATAGTCTTGTCAGGGCGATGCGGAAGTTGGCTGACGGGCATAAGCTGGACGGCATTGAAAGAGAGGCCTCCGATGCAACTGCCAAGATATGTAGGAAGGAAGCGAGAGGCTTTTTCATTCCTCAGGACGTCATGTTGGCCGAGGGACCAATCAACCCGGAACTATATAGGGCAATGAGGGACATGCAGGGCAAACGAACCCTTTCCGTCATGACGTCAGCAAGCGGCGGTTTTCTTGTTGACACGGAAGTTATGGGCGGCAGTCTCATTGAACTGCTCAGGAACAAGCCATACGTAGCACAGCTGGGCGCCACTACCCTGACGGGACTCGTGGGCAATGTCGCGATTCCCAGGGTGACCGGCGGAGCGACGACCTATTGGCTATCTGAATCCGGCCAGGTAACCGCAGCCGACCAGGCCTTCGGTCAGTTGGGGCTCGTTCCTCACAGACTTGTCGCGGATACCGCCTATACGAAGGAACTCCTCATGCAGGCCTCCATCGACATCGAGGCATTCGTTCGCAATGATCTCATGACCGTTCTCGCGATCGAGAAAGACAGGGCGTCCCTATTTGGGCAGATATCATCCGGTAATGCCGGTGAGCCGCTCGGGATCTTCGGGAATACGGGTATAGGCTCCGTGACTTTCGGCGCCGCTGCAACCTGGGCCAAAGTCCTCGATTTTGAAACCCAGGTCGCAACTGCAAACGCTCTTCTCGGAGCGATGGCCTACCTGACTTCGCCGGGAGTCCGCGCAAAATGGAAGGCCGCCGTCAAGATCGCTGGATCGCAATATTCCGACTTCCTGTGGCAGGGTGGCAATAACCTGGGCGAAGGCCAGGTCAATGGGTATAAGGCGGTCGCCACAAATCAGATACCGGCAACCGGAACGTACGCTCACAGAGTAGTGTTCGGCAACTGGGCTGACCTGATCCTGGCAGAATGGGCCGGCATCGATGTGGTTGTCGATCCCTACTCCCTAAAGAAACAGGGTCAGATCGAAGTGACGATCACCCTTTGGACGGATATTGGAGTTCGCCATGCCGGCAGTTTCACCATTTCTGCTGACTCCGGCGCGCAATAACAGCCGTTAATGATGAGGTGATTCCATGAAAAAGAAAGCCAGGATCATAGCGGAAACGGGAATCAGGGGAAAGACTCATTATGTTGATGAAATTGTGGAAGTGGACATTGATACACTCTACGCCCTGAAGTCCAACAACAAGGCTGTCGAACATATCGAACCCGAACCTGAGGGAGAACCCGAAGGGGATGATAAGGATCTGCCTGAAGGCGATGAGAAGGATTCGCCTGAAGGCGTTGAGGAAAATGTGACAGACGTCCACGATGGTGGCTGAAATTTCTGCCTCTGGTAAGGATTGGTCATCGTAAAAATTTAAAAACATAGGAAGGAGGATAATTCAAAATGCCTAAGATAATAGATTTCAACTCCGAAGTAAGCTGCCTGGAACTTTTCAGGTCAGACAATAGAACTGCAACTGGCAACGGCTCGGGCGTTGACACCCTGGGATATGAGGGGAAACTGAAAATAACGCTCGATATCGGAACAGTGACCGGTACAACCCCGACACTCGACGTCAAGATTCAGGACTCTGCAGATAACTCCACGTTCGCGGATTTGAGTCCTGCCGTGGCGTTCGCTCAGCAAAATGCCGCAGGCATTAATCATCTCGGCCTCGATATCCGGACAGTCAGGCGTTATGTCCGTGCCGTGGCGACTCTCGGTGGCACTTCACCGAACTTCAACTTCGCGGTGCTCGCCTACGGCCAGAAGCAGACGCTGTAAGGATAAGGATTCTACTTGCCAGGTGCCGCCTTCTGAACATGAGCCTCTTCCGGAGGGCGGCGTTCTTTACCAAGATAAAGGATAGCGCCCATGAATGGATTTATCACGATAAAAGAGAAAGACTGGGAAGGCATGGACGATAAGCAGAAATTGTGGGCCATATATAACACCTTGCAAACGATGGACGGTAGGATGAAGACGCTGGAAAGACGGCCTATCACGGACAAATGTTTTGCATTTTGCGGCGGCATTATCGGCGGATTTCTGGCCGCCCTGGGTATCAAATACGGCGGTCACTGATTGCGGGACTGATAATTGTGGACCATATACCGGACAATTGTCCAAGGAGAGAAAAGACATGATCGCATCATTGATAGGGGCCCTGCTGGGCGGCGCTTTCCGCTGCATCCCTGAAATTTTGAACTTCTTTGACAAGAAAAACGAGCGCGCCCATGAACTCTCCATGCAGGACAAACAGATGGAGTACGCCAAGATTCAGGGCGAGCAGAAGCGCGAGGAGATCGGAGCGCAGAGCCAGGCCGATTGGGACAAGGGTACGATCGATGCCCTGAAGGAGGCCATCACGTCCCAGAATATTTCGTTCCAGAAGACGGGATATGCCATCGTAGATTTTCTCATGGCTCTCGCGGTCTTCATCTCTTCGACCATCCGGCCCGCCGTGACCTACATTGTCGTCGGCCTTTATTGCGGCATGAAAATTTGCTTGGTGATCGCTGCATATCAGGCGGGATCCGGCTTCGTGGAGATAGCGAAGATCCTCTGGACCGAGCAGGACCAGGGCGTGCTGACAGGCATCCTCAACTTCTGGTTCCTGGGCAGGGTCTTTGACAAGGCGAAAGGATCCTCATGAATAAGGTGGCCCTGACCCTCGAGATGCACTTCGAGGGCTATCATGAGATTCCCTATTACTGTCCCGCTGGACTTCTGACGGGCGGCTATGGACACGCCTTCAAGAGAGGCGAGCCGGTTCGGCCGTTGCCGAAAGAAGAGGCGAGAAGGGTTCTGGAGAATGACCAACTGGCCGCGGAGAGATCGACGTTTCGCCTCTGTCCGGTTCTGCTCATTGAATCCGAGAGCCGCCAGGGTGCGATAATCGATTTTGTGTTCAACCTGGGCGGCGGAAGACTACAGGCGTCGACGTTACGGCGGCGGATTAATCAGCGGAGCTGGCCGGAGGTGGGGCGCGAGCTCCGAAAATGGGTGCGCGGAGGAGGCAGGATCCTGCCGGGCCTGGTCCTCAGACGTGAATCGGAGGCGAGGCTGGTCTCATGTCACTGAATGACGAAATGGCCGCTGACATCATGAACGTCAAGTACAACACGGACGAACTGGCCCGGACCGTCACCTACACGCCGCTTGTCGGCAATGCGAAGCAGATTGCAGCGATCTTTCATTATGGATCACCGGATGGATACAAAGGCGCAGATGCATTCAATACAGAGGCGCAGATGGAGATCCAGGCGAACGACGCATATGGCGTCGCCAATCCGCAGTCAGGGGAAACCATAACCATCGGCTCCGCGACATGGAAGGTCATGGACGCCGTTCTCTCCGAGTCCGGCCTGGAATGGCAATGCACAATCAGCAGGGTGACGCGGTGATCTATGGGTGAATTCTTTATCGATACTGAGAAAGGCGAACTGGGGCTCGAGGAATGGAAGGGAATTCTCGACCGGTTTCCCGATTATGCGGAGACGGCCGTCGCCTCAGCGCTCAAGAGCGAAGGCTGGCGCCTGCAGCAGATCATTAAATATGCAATGCTGCGGGGCGGCGCTGAAGGTGGATGGGCGCCTTTGAGTCCTCATTATTATCCTCTCATGATGGCGAAGAATCGGGAAAGGGCCAGGGCAGCCAAGATTGCGAGAGGCGTGAAAGTTCGCGGCCGGAGCAAACGGCCCGAATATGTCGTAATGGAGCAAGGCGGTCCTTACGGTTTGAAGCCCATGCGGAAACTCGCAAACGCCGTCAGGTACGCCTATGACAAGACGATCAAGACCGTCACGATCGGCTTTTTGGATCAGAAAAAACGTGGCATGGCAAAGAAGCAGGCAGAGGGATTCAAGATCTCTGTAACGACGAGGATGAGAAGAATGCTGTTTGCGGCCGGATTTCCTCTCGCCAAGGGCACGACGGAATTGACCGTCCCGCCGCGTCCAATTGTCGCGCCGATATTTGCCCGCGAACAAAAGAATATCGTTCAAAATATACGACTCAAGATCCTGGACAATATCAAGCGATATGTATCCGGGAAATTCAAATGGTCAGGCGGTGATTTATCAGCATGAGCGAAGCATTAGTCAGGGCACAGATCGTGAGCATCATGCAGGGCGTCGCCGGCATCGGCATCGTTCATGACTATGAGCGGTGGACGCGATCGCTCGCAGAATTTATCACGTTCATGACATTGTCAGGCCACGTCAATGGTTGGATGGTCCACAGGCAGTCCACGCCCGCTGCATACGACACCGTCGCAAGTCTCCGGCTGACGCATACCTACAAGATATCGGGAATTGGTGAGTTGGACGATGCGAATGCATCGGAAAGGACATGGCAGGCGTTGACCGAGGCAATCTTCGCCGCTTTCAAGTCGAACATAACTCTGAATGGCGCCGCTCTGAGGCACCTTCAGATACAGATAGACAACGTGGACACGATGGACTATGGCAGTCGGCTCTTTCATACGGCCGAACTGAGCCTTGTCGTCGAGGAAAAGGTCATGGTCTAAAGGAGGCAGCAATGGAAGAAGGTATGCTGGATAACGTCAGGACAGGGCAGACCGTCTATGTCGATAAAGACGGTCATCCCGTGGATCCGCCGAAGAAGGAAGAACCGGAAGAAGTAACCCAGATGGAACAAAAATAGAAAATAAAGGAGGCGACTCAGAAGATGATACTCGAACGCACACAATTAGCCTGCAAGATAGAAGCAACGGAAGGTACAGCAGAAACTCCTGCCGGGGTAGACTGCATCCTTGCGATAAATCCCGTTTTCAAGCCGACCATTGCCATGAAAACGAGGGAGAATGTTGCCGCTTCATTTTCACCGTGGTCACAGGTTCCCGCTGCCCGGCAAGCGGTTATCGACTTTGATATTGAGCTCAAAGGATCGGGTACACTGGGGACGGCCCCTGCTTTGGGCAAGTTGCTCAAATGCTGCGGGCTTGGAGAAACGATAAACGCCGGCGTATCTGTTATTTATGCACCAGCCTCCACAGGCATTTCGTCTATGACCTTCTCGCTCTATAACGACGGTGTGCTTTATAAAATGTGGGGCGCGAGAGGCAACGTATCATTGAAGGCTGTAAAGGGTGAATTCGGCCTGTTCCACTTTACCTTCACGGGTGCCGACTTCTCGGTAACAGACGTTACGATGCTGTCCTCCGGTATTGCATATGAAACGACGAAGCCACAGCCATTCCAGGGAGCCGGGTCATTCACCATTGATTCCTACGCGGCACTGATCTCGAGTTTTGAGTTCAATATGAACAACGTGGTCACCTTGCGACCTGACATCACTCAGTCCAGTGGAAATAAATCTGCCGTGATCACTAACAGGAATCCATCCTTAATCATTGACCCGGAAGGGATCACGGTTGCCACCTATGATTTCTTCGGGAAATGGAGGTCAGGGAATGAAGGCGCATTGGCCGGTGCGGCGTTCGGAGCGACCGCCGGGAATATCTGCACGATAACAGCGCCGAAAGTGCAGTACACCGTCGGCTCATTAGCGGACCGCGGCGGCGTGAGGTCTTTTGGGATAACCTGTCAACTGAACCGCAGCGCAGGCGACGACGAAATCTCCATTGCATTCACTTAGAATCCGTTCACTTCGTAGAGGCGCACTTAAAAGAAAGGAAAAGCATGCAAGCAAAGAGATACACAATCGGCGACAAAGCCTACAGCCAGAATAAGCTCGTGCTCGGCCAGATCGCTCAAATTGTCGAATATCTTGAGAAGGAAAATATAGAGTTTACGAACGTCTCACCAGTGGGCGTCATAAAGACACTGGGGAACCAGGGACTGGCGCGGTGTCTTGCAATCATACTCGTGCCAGACGGGGTCTCGATTCAAAATAAAAATATTGATGAGCTCGAAAAGGAGCTCTTCTGGGCTATGGACGGCGAGGCGGTAATGGAGATCGCCACCGATTTTTTTTACTTCAACCCCGTCTTCTCTCTCTTCAAAAAGGCGAAGGAACTGATGGCGAACGTGTTGGCGGGGATGACCGCAGGAGTCCAGGAGAATGGATCAGAGAAATCATCCGAGACCTCTGCCACGGAGACATCACAAAAAGAGACTGGGTTACCTGGAACGTCACAATAGCCGACGCCGTAGAATGGGCCACCTATATAGCGGAGAAGCGGTATGAATGGTTGACCCTCATCAATAAATGGATCGGCGGTGATGATGAAGAAAAGAAAGAAATGCCGAAGAAGCAGTGCAGCGATCCCCTCATATGTTCAATGTGCGGAAGATCCTGCAGCTCGAGGGTTTCTCCTCTCGTAGTTCACTGAGGTCATAAATGGGTGACAATGACGTCTTAATACAGATAAAGGCCGACGTCGCGGACATCAACGCGAAGCTCACCGACATCAAAGGCAACATCTCCAAAGTTACTGACGAGACCAAGAAGATGGGATCGGACAGCAAGTCCAGCTGGGAGATGTTTGCGGCCGGAATTGCCTCCACCGTCTACCTCGTTCAGCAAGCCATCCAGAAAATGCAACAGATGGTTCAGTTCGTAGGCGATTTGGCGAATGCTTATGGTCAGGCTGAATTGTCGGGAATAAAACTGAATGCCGTTCTCGCCGCTCACAATGTCGGCGACCTCACGGAAGCATACAAGGAATATGCAAAAGAGGTCGAAGACCTCACCGGGATCCATCATACCGAAATCGAAAACCTGCAGACTGTCATGACCACCATGGGCGTGTTGCCATCGCAGATGAAGGATGCCACCCAGGCGGCGATAGCCCTTCACAACGTATTCGGGAAGGATCTGACGTCATCGGCGGAACTCGTGGCGCAGGCCATGGAGGGAAACTTCCGCGGTCTCCAGAGACTGATCCCGCAACTGAAGGGCGCCGAAACCGGGTCGATATCGGCAGCGCAGGTCCTGGACATATTGAAGAACTCGCTCGGCGACGTCAATGAGCAGGTGAGCGAAGCATATGTCACAAAAGTAGAGAAATTCAACTCTGCATGGAAAGATTTCAAGGAAACTATCGGTGACAAACTGGTGCCGGTTCTGACCAAGGCGCTCGACCTGATGACAGACATTGTGAAGAAAACGCCATCGCTCCTAAAGATGGCCTTGATGAATCCCGGAGAGGTGCTGCCGTTGCCCGGCGAACCCGGTTCCGTAACATCACCGGCCAAAAGCACCGATGCGGCGTTGAAGGCGGGTGACAAGAGGTTCGTTAAGCCTCCGTCCCACCTTCTCGATGCCCTAATGAAGCAGTGGCGGGAGAAATCGCCGCAGCTGCAGGCCCAGACTTTTGCGGACACCGCATTATTCGGCGAAGGGACGGGCGTGACCGGGGATTTGTCACAACAATTTAATGACATGATGTCGCCGATCGTCGCCCAGGCGACGAAACTGCAGGAACAATTCAAACAGGTTGCCGGCGCCAGGGGCGTTATAGACCAGTGGCTATTTGGTCAGCTGCATGCCGAAGACATCAAGGAATCGCTCGAGATGATCAAGACGGACTGGGATTATTTCGAGAAATCCAAATTGCTCGAAGAGCGAACGGCCATGAATAAGGTGATGAATGACGAACTCCAGATTACCAAGGACCTCAATGACGCAACTCGAGCGAGGGGCAATTATGAGATAACCGAGAGGCAGATGATTGAAGCCACGATCGAGGCAACCCAGCGGCAGATCAAGGCTGAGACGGACCGTTGGAATGCAATGCGTCTACCGAAGGATGCGGACGATTGGACGGCTATGAACGCGCAGGCTCAAAAAATAGATGAGCTGACCGAAAAAATGAAGAACCTCAATGATCAACTCGCGAAGACAGCCACGCCGCAAACGATAGTCGTTGCTTTGAGGAAATATGCCGACGAATCCGCTGACGTCTGGAAACAGATTGGGGACGCCGGAACAAACGCGATGAAGGGATTGGAAGATTCCCTCGTTGATATGTGTACTACAGGCACGGTCAGTTTTCAGAAAATGGCTGATGCGATAATTGCCGATATCGCCCGCATCTGCATAAAAGCGGGCATCACCGGGCCTCTTTCAAAAGGGCTGTCTAATTTAATGACATTCGGAAACTGGTCGGGAACGGAAGACATGGACGTTCTCGCAGGATTCATGTCGGCAAAGGGCAATATTTTTCAGAATGGCGAGATTGTTCGTTTCAGACTTGGCGGCATCGTCAACAGACCCACCTTTTTCCCGATGAAGAATGGCACCGGGCTCATGGGCGAGGCTGGTCCGGAAGCCGTGATGCCGTTATCAAGGACAAAGGACGGCCGACTTGGCGTTACAATGCCCTCCGGAGGGGATTCCGGCGGATCGAATGTCAACATCATCTATGCCCTCGATACGAAATCCTTTGAGGACTACCTGAAGCGCAATCCCAGGCCGGTGATAAACACGATAGACCAAGCGATCAAGGACAATTCCGGTCTTCGGAATACGATAAAGAGATTTACGAGGTGACAGATGGCCCAATATCCGACCTCTCCGGTCCCTCAAGTGCCCTATACGATAACGCCTACGTGGAAGACGATCATAACGGGCTTTGACAACGGCGCGGAGCAGCGCAAGCAGAAAAGGGCCTTCGCAAAATATGACGTGACTCTGACCTATGATGTTCTGCTGGTCTCTGAGATCCAGGCCCTCTGGAATTTCTATCAGTCCCAGAAAGGCGCGTTCGGCGCGTTCTTCTTCTATGCGCTCGAGTCCGCTGCTTACACGAATCTTGCCGTCGGCATAGGCGATGCATCGACGCTCACTTTCGACATTCCCGGCAAATCCACATCTTCGCAATCGGTCTATGTGAACGGCGTTATCCAATCAAGCGGGATCACGATCCTCGTGGGAGGCGGTCAGGAAAACAGCGACCGGGTACAGTTCAACGCGGCGCCAGCTTTAGGCGCGGTCATTTCCTGCGATTTCACCGGCTATCTCCGCATCCGCTGCAGGTTCAAGAACGATCAATTGTCGCGGCAAATGTTCGAGGCGTTAATCTATAAGACCGGCATAGAACTTCAGGGTCTAAACCTCATATGAGAAATATCGATGTCAATCTCTCGCTCGAACTCGCAAAGGAAGGCCTCCGGGAATTTTTTCTTCTCACTATGGGCCTGACGCCGCCGCTGTATTATACCGACCTCGACATTCCCCTATATTTCAATGGCAACAAATACCTGCCGCGGGGCGTGAAATTTCCTGCCATGAATTATGCGTCCGCCATGTCCGTCGACAGGGCGCAGATCCAGGTGGACGACGTCGACAAGGCAATCATCGCGGCTCTACTCAATCAGGACGCGAGGAACAAGCCTATGATCGTGAACATGGGGGCCCTCAATTCGGGCCTTCAGATCATCGCCACGGCCGAGATATTCCGGGGCATCTTCGATTCCTGGGAAAAGACAGAGAGCCAGGTCAGCATCACGGCGGTCAATGAATTCGTTCTCTGGAAGAAGAAGACCCTGCGGACCGCCTCGTCTACATGTCCCTGGGTGTTTAATTCACCCACGGTGCGCGCAGCCGGCACCGGTGTCGGCTTCGAATGTAATTACCAGGGCGCGGAAGCATGGTGTGACCAGAGCTATGACCGCTGCGCCGCGCTATCGAATACGCTTTCTTTTGGCGGAGATCGCTTTCTCCCGTCTCTGCAAGGGATACAGATATGGTGGGGGAAGATACCCAAATGAAGAAGACCTTCGCAGAGATCATCGGTGAATACCTCGGGAAGCCTTTCAAACCCGGAGGCCGCGGCAATGGCGGATATGGCTGCATCGACCTCTGTTATGACATTCTGATAGCCCTTGGCAAGCATCCGCCGGATGTCTTCGGAGAACTATCCCTCGACAATTATTCGATCTGTCTTGGCGGCAATCGGGAACTGGAGCATGGCGCCCTTCTCGAAGTGGCGAAAAATATCGGCAAGGATATCCCCATCGATGCGATCCTGCCGGGCGATGGCCTGCTGATAAAGACCAGCGAGGGGGGCGTACTGACGGCTATTTATTGCGGCCAGGGAAAGGCGATCACTTCGCAACCAGGCATTGGAGTTACTGCATTTGCGATTGACGAGAATAATCAGATCATGATGGCAAGGAGATTCGACTGATGGGAGCTCCGCTCATCTTTGCCGTTTTTATGATGGCTGTAGCGGTGGGCAATGCCTGGGTCGCTGCGGACCGCGCCAAGAACGAGCAGGAAGCAGCGCGCAAGGCCGGACAGCAGGCGGCGGATGATGCCCGCGGCCAACTCCTGAATGTCACGAGCACGCAGGAGCCTCTCAAGCTTATCTATGGGACGACCAGGGTTGGCATCAACAGGGCATATGTCGGCACGGCCGGCACTAAAAATAATAATCTGCACATTATCGGCAATCTGGGCGAGGGCGAGTCTGACAGTATCTACCAGATCACCGGCGTCGACCAGATTTTTCTTGATGAAAAACTCTGGAACACCTTTGCGGACAGCGCAGCGCTTCCGGATGGAACCATTCCCGGCATGACGGTTCATTACGAGTTCTTCAACGGTTCCGCGAGCCAGTTGCCCTGCTCTACTCTCAATGCCGCCATCCCTGCTTGGAATGAGGCGAAACGATATTGCACTTATATCTATGTCAGATTGTTCTATGATGAAAACCTCTACCAGGGTATGCCCGATGTCACGGTCATCGTTAAAGGCCTCAAGATCTATGATCCACGGATAAAGAGCGGCGTCTGGATGACAGGAGTCCAATTTGCAGCGGGCGTCCAATGGGATCTCTCTGCGACGGCGTACTCGAATAATCCGGCCCTCTGCGCCCGGGATTTTATCACTCGATCTTCGCGAAGGGGCGGTTTCGGGATACCGCAGTCCAGACTCGACGATCAGAGTTTCATCGACGCCGCCAATTACTGTGATGCGAAGGGCTGGACATGCAACCTGGCCCTGCAGAGTGCCACCGCCGCCGGCATCGACAGCTTGACGCAGATTCTAACCACCTTCCGGGGCGCGATAGTCTATTCCGACGGCAGGTTCAAATGCCGTTACCGGGACCTCAATTACGAGTCGCCGGTGATGAGCCTGACCGAGGCGGATGTTGTCGAGATGACGGAGAGCACATTGAAGATCATCCAGCCGTCGATCTTCGACACTCCTAACGCTGTGAGGGTGAAGTTCACGAACAAGGACAATAAATATCAGACGGATGATTATGTCGTTTCCGATGCTGTCGCCATAGCTAATGACGGTGATTATAGAGAGGAGACCGTCGAGATCCTCGGCATCGACAATTATCCGAACGCGATGAAGATGGGTGCATACAGCCTCGCCAGGTTCAGGATCAACAAGGAGGTCTCGCACCAGGCCGGCTCTCGCTGCATGGTGCTCGAAGCTTTTGATCTTATCCAGCTAACGCATTCGATCCCCGGATGGAATAACAAGATCCTCCGGATAACGTCCGTGAGCATCGACGGTGACGGCCTGGTGGCCCTGGACTATCAGGAAGAAGATCCCTCGATGTACACCGACACATACAATGCATCTGCCCATTCCTGGCACGACACGGTTCTGCCCGACCCGACGTCCTCAGCCATTCCTCATGTCCAGAATGTGACGCAGGCAGAGGAAGTCTATAATTACCGCGGACGCTCCTTCACTCGCTGGAAGATCAACTTCGACCCGCCATCATCTGACGTATATCCGTACTGGGACTATGCCGAGATCTGGCTGCAGATAGGTTCCGATCCCTGGAAATTTGAGACCACGTCGCGGTCCGGGTATGTCCTCGATCCCGTCCAGGAAGGGCAATCATACGGATGCAAGATGGTTTCCGTATCCGTATTCGGATCGAAGGAAGACTTTGCCGGCGCGCAATATGTGACAAAGAATATCACCGGATTGACGGGATATCCCACCGCCATGACCGCGATCACCGCGATCGCATCGGGTGACGGCGTTTCCGTTTTCGGGAATGCCATCTCGGATCCGGATGTCGTAGGCTATGAACTGCGGCTGGGTATGTCATGGAATTCGGCCGTCGTCGTCGGGACCTATCTCGATCCGAAGATAAACTTCAAGGGTGTCCGGCCGGCGACACTGACATGGTGGATCGCGCCGAAAAACAATGCGGGCCGTTACGCCCTGAATCCAGTATCGGCCTCCTGCCAGGTCTTTTATCCGGCGAATTACACCGATAAGAATACCTGGTCATGGGACTTCACCCTGGGAACGTTCCAGAACGCCAGCCACGTCATTCACAATGCGCAGGATGCGCTCTGCGTGGAGCATCTGGACTCCGGGCCTACCTGGGGACAAATAAACAAATGGGCGCAAGGCAGTGCATGGGCGGCAGGCGTCGGATTTGAACCTGTCGGCCGCTGGGATGGGGTAAATGTCAGTTGGAATATTAACGCGGCATATGGCGCTACGGGAATATGGACATCGCCTGAATATGATCTCGGCAGCGTCAAGACCGTTCGCGTCTGGGGCGATTTTCTGATGGACTTTTTCAATATCGCAAATATCTGGTCCGCTCTTGGGCCACCAAGCCTGAAATGGACGGACATTGCCGCAATCACGAAAAAGTGGACAGATTTATTTGCTGGGGGCGCCGGAGGCGCGCAGGTCACAGCAACAATCAAATGGGGGAATGCGTCCGGAGTCTACACCGGCCAGGCTGATTTCTTTCAGCTCCTGGCGCCGGAGTTCACGGCGAGGTATGTCCAGGTGATAGTCACTCTGACGGATCCGGCGGCCGGTGGGAACGTTTTTCTCTACAAATTGAACATGAAAGCGGCGTATTGGCAATAGGAGACCAAAATGAATATTGTAATCGACAAAGTCACGCAAAGCGAGCAGGGCGACAAGATCGTCTATCTGCACTTCCTTGACGATGACAATAATGTCGTTGACACGACGTCGGTCGCCTTCAGTGAGGATCCTGATGCATTCAACGAAGTGGTCAAGGACAAGTTCTCACAATCGATAAAGCACGTGCTGGATCTTCGCGACGCAACGGGAGTCGTGCGATCCCATCTCGATAAACTGGCCGTTTCCGAGGCCACCATTGACACCAATACGAATACGGTAATTTACAAATAGGAGATCAAAGATGCAAAACTGGACTGATGATATACCCAACAGCGGCGATCAGTACGGCTCCGACCTGGATAATATCAAAAATAATTTTGCGACTCTGAAGTCGATATTCTCCGGGACCTCCGCGCCGCCGAATACGGTTGAGGGCATGCCATGGTTGGATATGAATTCCGGAAAGGCCTGGAAGGTGCGGGACAAAGGGAATGCAAACTGGCTCGGCTACATGGTCGCTGACGGGAGCCATAAGATATGGGTCTATCGCAATACGGCCCCGGAAGGGTGGGCGATAGATTCCTCGGTAACAGATGTCGTGTTAGCGCTCAAGGGTGGTTCCCAAGCCTATAATGCCAATGGCGGGACGCAGGTGGGGACATGGCAGCAGGCAGGTCATTCATTATCAATAGCAGAACTTGCCATTCATAGTCATCCAGGAGATCCCCATGGCCATACATTCTACGTCGATGAAGGCGGAGGGACGGTAGGAGGCACAAGTTCAATCCCGATGGGTGGACAGAATGCTGCCAATACCGACAATGGTTCTACCGATAGTGGTGGTACAGGCAGTTCGACTGGCAGCACAGGTTCCGGTGCAGCCCACGATCATGGCAATACCTGGCGTCCGGCGGCGGCAGTCGGAACATTGCAGTACCTGAACGTATAAAGAATAGAAAAAGGAAGGTGAGAAAATGATTACATTCTATGAAAAAACAGCATTGACGGGCGGCGGCGGGACAGCCCTGGACGGCATCGACGGCGCGGCATTGAACGACAGCGACATCGCTTTTGTTCAGAATGGCGGGTCATTCTACGAATATCTGCTCGTCGCGGCATCAGGAGCCGCGGCGAATTCGCCTTATGTCATCGCACCCGCGACAAATCCGGGTACGAAGAGATGGATCCTGCAGAGTCCATATCTCTACAACATCAGCGGCTATGCGACAGGACTCAGTTACCAGTTAACAGCGGGTCAAGCGGCCATCACAGGAGCGCCATCGAAGACCATCGATATTCCAGGGACGTATTTGCTCATGGCGCAGCTTCAGGTTGATTACGTTGGAGCGACTTTCGCCGCGGTGAGAAATGCGACGTTCAATATCTATCGGACAAATAATACCCCTGGGAATGTTCCCAATGCACAACAGGCTTTTAAAACAGCCATTATAACGACGCAGACCTACACCGCAGAGATCCTCTCGATTCCCCCCGTTCTTTATACGACGGCGAATAACAATGATGTTTTAACCCTATATGGTGGGATCGATGTGATACCTTCCGCAGGAAGTATTCAGGTCATTGCAGCGAGCCTCATGGCTCAGAGGATTCGTTAAGAAAAAGAGGCGGGTTCTGGATGGCGAGGACCCGCCTCGTCTTTTTATAGGTACTCAGGAGGATTTATGCTTTCAAAATCAGACAGGGAATTTTTCAGGAGAACCATCGATGAAATTGTCAGGGCCGAACTGAGAAAGGCACTTACGGTTAGAATGTTGATGGAACAGAAACGAGATCCCAAAACAGGTCAACCATTGGCAGTACCTGTCACAAAAGAAATGGACGTTTTCATCCCGGAGTTCTGGGCGACCTACCTGCCCTTCTATGAAGCGGCGATCCGTGGCATGCAGGAAACGACGGACCACGCAAAGAACAATTCAGCGAAGTCTCTCGATGCAACCAAGGCCATTGCCGGCGTAATGATTCCGCTTGAGGAATCAATAGTGAAATTTGTCGAGGTAATGGAAAAGGTGAAACAGATAGCAGCGGAGAACCCGGAGAAATTCGCTATGGGATGTGATCACAGTCGAGGAAAACTTATCGACCTGCATCCCGAGTCCGATCGGTCTCGGCAAGGGTAGCATATTTCATCGACTTGACGGCTTCCGCTCCCATCCACTCGGGAGCGAGAGAAAAAAGTGGACGTGCAGCCGTGAATCCGAGACCGTAACCGCCTTCATCCCAGCTGACATAAATAAAATATTTCTTTCCCGCCTCGATCTTAAGGCTGAAAAATCTTTTGACGTCGGTCTCCGACCAGAAAATGTGATCTCCTGGGGCTGCCTGGTAGAAGAAGTAGGTTCCAGGACTCACACCGCCAATCTTTTTTCTGTCATCCCATACGGGAAAAGAAACGTCGCCGATCAGACTTTCTTGATAAAAATAAACGACGCCCATCCCGGGCGCGGGTTCGACGTAGACGTTGGTCGCATGCTGATTGAAATCTCTGATCGGCGGCGTCACAGCGCAACTCGCCAATAGAAACGTTGCGATCGCGATCAGCAGGATCCTTTTCATGATTGTTTTCCTTTGGCAGGATAGTTTAGAAGAGGACACGGATCACATTTCCTTCGTTGTGGAATTGGCGTCAAGTGCTCTTCTATTGACAGTATCAGACCTCTCTTTTGGCGCCCCTTAATTTGATATGCCATCTCTCGGATTCTGTTGATCTCCTGTGCCTGTTTCACTATTTCATCGAGGGCGACGACGTTTGATATCAATGCCGGAACTGCAGAATGATGGCGCGATTCCAATATTTTCCTGACTCTGTTGCAAAGAGAATCTATCTCTTGTGACGAAAGCCGCAGTAGTTGTGGTTCTGCGATCCCCTCGTGCGTCCGGGCTTCCACTTCAAAGGACCGTGACGTCATTTGATGTTGTGTAAATTTGATCAGCCGCAGTTCCTCTTCGGAATGCTCGGCAAGTAGCCACTCCTTGTCGTCCGGTACACTAAAGTATTTTGTTACACCATGCCACAATTTGTCACCTATACTATGGATATTGTTACGGAACGCGTTAGCTACTCCCAATAATTTACTAAATTCTCCCTTATTGTAACCGGTTAATTGCCTAAGTAGTTCTAAATTCTTATGAAATATCTCTATTTTAAATTTTCTTGGCATCGCGTTAAGTTTTTTCTTGACATGACGTCAAATTATCTGTAGATTCCTGTCCCAGATTCACAAAATGGAAATGGGACAAAAAACCCCTTTCCAACCGCAGCCGGTCTTACGGGGTTCCTGGCGGGATGATCCGTAGGGCCGGCATCGAGAGCGTTATATAGCACGGAAATGGATTTGTAACAAATCAAAAAAGGATCCGGCATGACGCACCATAGATTCATTTATCTTCTCTCCAAAAAATTATTGGCCTTTGATCATGAAATTTTTTTTACCAAAAAGCCGGACTTAAACTCACTTAAACTTAGTTACGGAGAGCCTCAGAATGGCAGATGTGAGCTTAAATCGGCTTAAATTTAGTTACGGAGGGTTTAAGGATGGACAGGAATAATGACACATATCTTTTCTATGATGGCCCCTATGACGCCATTGACAAGGCGATCGCAAATTCTGGAAAGACAAAGAAGGCAGTCGCATCCGTCATCTACCCTGGCCGGCAGCCGGAAACCGCGAAGTCACTTCTATCCCGCGCCCTGTCTCCAGACAATACTGATGTCAGACTCAGTGTCGAGAATCTCGAGGCAATACTCAACGAAACGCGCCCGGATGATTACATCTTCTATCTCTGTGACAAGTACGGTTTCGAGAGACCGAACCGCAAATTGAAGAAGGACTTCAGGAAGGAACTTGAGACGGAGATCAGGGACATCGGCAACAGATTAAAAGTTCTCGTGAAAAAACTTCCCGAGCTGGAAGATGACGGCAACTGAGGACCGGCATGGACATTATGGATGAGGCGCAACAGAGAGATAGAGACATCCAGAGCGCAGTCGATGATTATCTGCGGCGCAGACCCTTTGATCTTGAAGCCTACCAGCCGGAGAGGGCACCGGTCATCGACGGCATCGCTTACTGTGTGGACTGCGGACTCGATATCCCTCCGGAAAGAGTGCGGGCAAAACCTAATGCCGTAACGTGTCTTGACTGCCAAAAAATTAGGGAGAGGCGATGATCCATTTTTCATTCTCGCGAAGGCGGGAATCCAGGAGGTTTGAATCATGAGAAGAGGAATCTGGGAATCGATCAGGGAATTTTTGATCTGTGTTACCGCAATGGCATGTCTGCTTTTCGCTGGCTCGGATAGTCCTTATTTCCCTTGGCCGAACGTCATTGCGACGTTGGTCTTTGCAATTATAGTCATGGCATACCTCAGAAACAGTGCCAGACGCGATATCCTGACCTGGGCGGATGCAGACTCGGCGCTTGAGACTATCCGTGATCTGAAACGACGCGTTGAGCGATTGAATAGCAATCGGAGCGCCGCCAATGCGGTCATGGCGAAACATTATAGTGTCAACATTCACGCTGTGGACGGCAAGAGTTTTGCAGAAATGTGTGCGCGCAATCCCAATGCGTTAGTTGACTCGATCAAAAAGCGATGAAATCTAACACCGGGGCACGGCGATCTCTTAGCTGATTCCCTGACGGGCCCGGGGTTCAACCTCCTCCTCGGGCCTACCCGTTTATATCGAGGAAATGTATGCTTTTCTTTGTTGGCGTTTTCGTCGGAGTCTTCATTGGCGCAGGTATTATGTGCATGGTGTTCGCATGGCGCGACAAAGTCGCAGGCGTTCGTGGCAAAGTTAAAGGAATCGACCAATGGCAACGGGAAAGAAAGCGACTGAGAGGATCTGCGAATTTGGAGGCGTGAAGAAGACCGTTCTGGATGTGCCGGTCGAACATGGCCCACCTGTGGTTCTCGGTGAGCGCGGGGCAAAGGCGGTACTTGAGAACCTGGATGCGATCAGAGCATTCGTGGCGCGTCAGGAGATCACAAGACACGCCGTCGAGCAGATGGCCCAGGGCGGCATTGGGGAAACTCAGTTCAACGGACAAGACGGAACAGTCAATGAGGACGTTTCCTGATGTTCTATATGGACGGTACTTCGCATCTGTTGGTGGATTATGAATATTTCATAATCGCCGACGAGGAGATCTTGCAGAGTGGACAAATTCCCGCCTACACGCTCGGCAATGCCCGTGCGCTCATTAAACTTCGGCACACAAACATCCTCGACAAATACAAGTTGGATGATTTGAAAATCAAGCTGAGACGTACAGTCAATCCAGACCAGACCGCATTTCCTTTTACGACGAGAATATGGAGTGGGATTTAATATGCCTGTCCTTACCGCAAATCTGCATGTGATCGATATTTCCGACCTGGGCATTGTTTCACATTTTGGATACAGGGTCGGAGCGATCAATATCAAATTTCAAATCGGCGAAGGCAACCCACAGGACATTACTGGCTACTACGAGCCAAATCAACGGAGACAGGTGATAGCCGCATTGAACAGATGGCATTTACGGAAAATGGAAGAAGAAGATGACCGATGAAGAGAGACTCATCCTTAAGGACGTGAGCAACAAAGTTGATTTGCTCCTCGCCTGTTTCGGCTTGGATGGGAAGAAGCGGCCGACGCCGGGAGAACTCAAGGATTATGCCAAAGGCGAAGTCGCAAAATATCACGAACGAAAAAAATTGAAATCCTCTTCTGGAATGGGTAAAGTGCTATCCATTAAAAGGAAAGGAGACGGGAAGGATGAGTGTGAGACAGGTCAAGGGTAGGCCGGGAGTTTTCGATATCGTGATCTCACTCGGATATACGGAGATCGACGGCAAACGCATACAGAACCGCTTCACCAGGCGTGTCGAGGCCACGAACCATCTTGACGCTATGGTCAAGGAAAAGGCTCTCATGAAGGAGCTGGGCAAGGCCGTAGCAGACACGATGACTGTCGCCGCGATCGCCGAGAAATACATTCCCTGGATCGAGATGCAACTGCAACCGTCGACCGTGGATGAGAAAAAGAGGATGCTCTATGGTCAGATCCTGCCCTTTTTGGGCCGCATGCTTCCGGATTATATCACGGTGGATATAGTCGATCTCTACAAGCGGAAGCGCCTGGCCGAGACCAAGCGCGGCAAGATCCATCGGCAGATCAATTTGGAGATCGGATGCCTTTATGCGATGGTTAACTGGGCTCACGAGAAGGAACGGGGATGGTGCAATGATCCCCTGCCCCACTGCAAAAGGCTTCCCTACAGACGGCCGGTCCCGGATACGCTCTCAATGGAAGAGGCCGTGAGTCTCATCGAGGCCATGACGCTCCGTCATAGGGCGCTGTATTATTGCCTCTACGATGCAGGCCTTCGGAAGTCGGAGGCCACGTCTATGAGGCCGGAGGACGTCCACCTGGACCATGGCCTGCTGAGGATCACAGGCAAAGGGGGAAAGACGCGGCTTGTGCCCATGTCGGGACGCCTAAAGGAAGCCCTGCGCGCCCACCTGCAGACATTGCCGGCGGGTGCAAAGCGGGTCTTTCGTTCGAGACGCGGCGGCGGCGAATTAACCGATATCCGCTGGCCGATTCGCCGGGCGCAGAAGATATTGAAAATAACGCGGCGGGTGACGCCTCACATGCTGCGGCACAGTTTCGCATCGCACTTGATCGATAAAGGCGCGGATCTCAAGACCGTCGGCGAACTCTTGGGACATGAGGACGTATCCACAACGGCGATCTACACACACCCTGCCATGAAGACGAAGCAGGATTTGATAGAAAGGACGTTCGGATGAGGCAATTAAGATTACTATTCGCTGAATGGCTTCTTTCTGTGGCGATTCTAACCGTTATGCCAGAATCTGCAGAGAAGGATGAGGCAGTTTCATTCCTCGATGAATATTCAAAGCGACACGCTGATTCACTGAAACCGGGAAAGGACAAGTAAGCAGATATAAGCAGACGAACCAGCAAAAAGGGGATTAGCCAAATCGCTAACCCCCTGATATCTGGTGAGCCCTGCCGGGATCGAACCGGCAACCTACTGATTAAGAGTCAGTTGCTCTACCTGCTGAGCTAAGGGCCCACACGTCTTTTTTGAAGATTCACAAATAATCCAATAATCTGGCGCGCCCGGTACGACTTGAACGTACGACCAACAGATTCGAAGTCTGCCACTCTATCCATCTGAGCTACGGGCGCTTTTATGTATCTCAATGAACTTATTAAAAATGGGGTGAGTGAAGGGATTCGAACCCTCGACCTCCGGGGCCACAACCCGGCACTCTAACCACCTGAGCTACACCCACCATTTATCTCTGGTACG